TCGCGTCGTCCATCTTGCCAGACATCTGGCGCAGTCCGACGGCCTGCTCCCAGCGGGTGAGCGGACGCGGCCACTCGCGGCCGGACGCCTGTAGCGCGTGCCCTCCGCAGCGGTGCGCGCGAAGCTCCGCGCCCTCCTTCTCGTCGCCCTCTTCCTCGTCGGCGCTCGGCTTCGCGGGCGCCGTCTCGACGGTCTTCGGCGCGACGGGTTGCCCCGGCAGCGGGGGCTCCGGCTTCTCGGGGCGCGGAATGGGATCGCCCGGAGCCGGGGGCATGCGGAGCACGCGCCGCGCGAACTTCGCGTCATCCTGCCCGAGCGGGAAACCGATGCGCTGCAGGCTCTCCAGCGTCTTGCCGAGCGCCTCGGGGGAGTACCGCGAGAGCGCGGAGGTCGCGCGGACGGTCGCCGGCCGCAGGTCGGGGCCGAAGTTCCAGAGCGTCCCGCGCCGGATCCACTGCTCGTCGAACGTCTCGCCGATGTTCAGCGCGATCGCGTCGGTAGCGAGCATGAACGTCTCGGCGAACGTGTCGCCGAGGGCGCGCGAGCCGGACGCCGTGGAGCCCAGCATCAGTAACGACGCGAGGAATGACCGCGCGATCTCTTCCTGGTGGCGGCGGATCGGCCCGTCGCAGTTGACGAGCTTGTCGCCCTTCATGTCCATGATCTCGACGTTCTCGCCGGGGCTCAGGACGACGTAGGCTTGCTGGTGCGCGCGGAGGTTCTTGCAGACGGTTTCGAGCGCGGTCTTCTCGGCGAACTGCGCGCCCTCGCGCGTCGTGCCCTTCGGAATGCCTACTGCCGCACGCTCCGCCGCGATCCCCTCGATCTTCTCGAACTCCTCGACGATGAACCACGGCTTGTAGCACGGGCGCATCGGCGACATCCCGCGCGGGTCGTCCCCCTCGGGAGAGAGCGTGCAGAGCACGAACTTCTCGGACGGGATAGGCTCGGGCGCACGGCCGGTGTTCGCGGCCCACGTCTCTTGCGTGACGGAGACGAGCCGCCCCTCCTTGTCGTCCCACTCCCAGTAGGTCAACGTGCTCGGCAGGCGTGGTGCAAACCGCTTGCACCACACGAGCCCGTCGGAGACGTAGAGGATCGTCTCGGTGAGCGAGAAGCCCGCGTACAACATCTCGGAGACGGCCGTGTGCAGCACCCGCGACCACTTCGTTGACGGCACCTCGAACAGCGAGCGCCGCGCCCAGTCCGCCGCCGCGATCTCCTTCTCGCTCGGGTCCGGCGGGGGTGTCACCTGCCACTCGGCGCCCGCGACGAACAACTCCACGGCCTGGGTGACGGCGTGGATCGTCGGGTCGCTCCGGCGCATGCGCTGGAACGTCCGCATCGCCGTCGCGTGGTCGGTGAACTTGGGGGAGTACTCGTTCGGGTTGTCGATCCAGCCGTGGAAGAAGGCCGTACCAGACACCCCGCGCTCGCCCGTGAGGACGCTCCTGCGCCCGCGAGCCTCGGCCGAGGCGAGGGCGAACGCCGGATCTTCGTGCTGCGTGTCGGAGGCGGACCCCTGCACGCGGCGCATCCTGCGGCACGCCGGGGGGCGTGTCATCTACCTTTGTTCGAGGCTAGAACTCCTCGTCGAACCGGCTAGCCCCCCGGCCCCGCGCGTTGATAGCCGCGATGTCCGCGTCGGAGGTGCGCTGCCCGACGAACTGCCGGAGGCGGGTCACGAGGATCCAGAGCGCCATCGCCGCGTCGTCGTGAGGCTCGACGCCGAACCCGTGTAGCTCCTCGTAGAGCACGTCGATCAAGCCCCGCGTGTCCTTGTCGTTCGCATACGGGAGGATGATCTGGCCGTTCTCGAACATGACGGACAGGCTCGGCACGCCGTCAGCGAACGAGTGCTTCTTCGCGTCGGTCGTGTGCCCCACGATCGGCAGGCCGGTCTCCGCGCGCAAGCCCGTCTCGTACAACTTCCCGAATGCGTTGTTCTCGACGGCGACCTCGCGGACCGGCTTCATCCGGAACGCCTCGCCGCGAATGATCGCCTTCGCCTGCTCGATCGTGTGCCCCCGGTGCCGGACGCCCCGGAGGATCCGGATGTGGTCGTTGGCGTCGAGCCCGCCCGTCCATCCGACCATGTAGTCGGAGTCGCGGGCCTTCGCCTTCTTTGGGTCGGTCTCCAGGGACAAGTCCCACGCCTGGCAGACGACCCAGCACTCGGCGGTCGGAACGGCGGCGGAGACGAACGAGAACCCGGCGCCGAACGCCTTCGCGGCGTCGAGCCACTCGGCGCGGAACCACGTCGTATCGTCGTCAACCGGCTCGTTCTGGATCTCCTGTGCGAACGCGACGGAGCCGATCTTCGCCTTGAGCGACGCGAGCTTTTCGAGAGACCACCGCGCGGCCCACGTCGAGGCCCCGTCAACGACGCCCTTGAACAGCCGCTTCGCCCACGTCGAGAACGGAACGATCTCGCCCGGGCCAGCCTTCGCGCGCGTCGTGAGCACCGACGCCAGGAACGACGCCCGGTGAAGGATCGTGCCGTTGACGACCGTGATCCCGCGCTTCGGATCGAGCGTCGGGAGTGCGGCTTTCTGGAACCACCGCAGGGTCTTCTTCCGGCGCTCCGCCGTGCAGACGGCCTCGTCGTTCTCGCCGTCGTCGATGATGAGCACGTCCGGCCGGGCGGCCTTGCGGCGCAAGCCTCGGACGCGGGAGCCGGTGCCGCGAGCCGCAACCCGGATGCCGGTCGCGGTCACGAAGTCGCGCTCCGTCCACTTCTGCCGCTCCTTCGGCGTCCCTCGCTCGACGCGGGGCGCGAGGTCCCCGAAGTCCGCAAGCAGGGCCGTGTTGCTTTCGAGCTCCTCGCGAAGGTCGTCCGCGCGCTCGCGCGCCTGCGGATCCGTGTCGCTGATGATCAGCAGGAACTTCGCCCGCCGGGTGGCGATCAGCCAGAGCGGGAACGCGAGCGAGACGATCGTGCTCTTCGCCCAGCCTCGCGGCATGGCGACGCCGTACCCGTCGGCGGTCGTGCCGTCCTCGGTCTGTAGCCGCCCGTGCGCGAGCGCGGTCAGGTCGTCGAAGACCTGGGCGTGGCAATCCGCCGGGGCTTCGGTCGCGTAGTGCGACAGGTAGCGCCGGAAGAAGACGGCGAGGCTGCCCCGCGCGGCATCCCGCTCCGCGTCGTCGATCGCCCATGCCAGGGCGACGCGCTCGGGCTCCGTCATCGTCGAGCGGCAGTAGTCGAGTTCGGCGGGCGTGAGCACCGCAGCGCTGGTGCGCCACTGCGCCGGCGCTCCGACCGGATCGACGCGCATCTGCACGTACGGCGGCGTCAGTCGCAGCCGGTAGGTACGTCCGGGCCTGGCGACGGTCACCTGCTTGTCGCGTTCTCCGGCGGCGAAGTCGATGCGAGGAGGAGCAACCGTGAGGTCCCATTCGCTGTGCACGGTTGCGGTCACCGGCTTCAGACCACCGCCGACCGGGAATCGGAAGGGTACGCCGTACTCGACCGAGATCCCTTCGGCGTAGAACGCCTGCTGCCGCAGGTCGGTGCCGACGGGACCGGACACTCGAATGTCGAAGAGCCCGAGCACGGCGTCGTCGAACT